TGGTTCTTGCACTCTCAGCATTCTTAGATGCTCTTTTGGCAGCTTTGGCAGCCTGTTCATCTTCTGTTCCTCCAAACTTGCTATTATAAGTACTTTCGGCGGATTCCTTTGCTGCTCTGGCATCACTGACCTGCGCTACTGTAGCCGTTTTTGAAGATTTCAGCCTGTTATACTTAGCGGTAGCCCTGTCCAGAGTATTCTTTGCCGCTTTCTTTGCAGACAAATATGAAACGGAGACATCTTTTGCTGCTGCTTTTCCGGAATTGACTATTGCCAATGCTGCATCTCTTCTTGCTCTGGCTATAGCATTAAGCAAACTTCCTGCACTTTTTCTTGCTGTTGTAGCCTTCGTCAATGAAGCTTGTTGGTAGCTTCCCATCTGCACACTTCCCGTAATGGAACTGCCACCTGTACTATTGGTATTGGCTGCACTCTTGGCACTGTTTTCTGCTATGACAGTCTTATTATAATCCGCCTTAGCTTGCAGTTCCTTCATTCTCAAGACATTGTAATGCTGTCTGGCAACCTCCTTAAGTGATGCTGCTACATTATAATTCTTAGCCGTTTCTATATTTAAAGCATTGAAATAAGACGGATATATTCTTTTAAGCTCATCGATTGCTCTCTTCCGGTCTTCGGTCTTTGCTTTCGCATCCTGCGCAACAGGCAAATATTTACTTATTGCTGAACTTACTTTATCTACATGTTCTTTCTGTTTAGCCAATTCTTCATTGAATTCATCAGCCTTCTTATTTGTATCATCAAGATAGTGTCCATACTCATAAATGGCCACCCCCAAGGTCGCAACCGCAGTAGCAACGAGAACATAAGGATTTGCCAACATTGTAGCATTTAACACCTTTTGTGCTTTCGCTACGGATAAAGTCCAAGCTTTTTGTGCCATTTCTGCAACAGTCAGAGAGCCTATTCCTGCTGTCTGCAATCCCTGTAATGCCGTTACAACCATTACAGCGGTCTTATATGTACCGTAAACGGCAAGGAGTTCAGCTATGATTCTTATTACTTCCTGATAGTTATTGACTAAACTTGTTGTGCCCTGAATACCGGAAAGGATAACGCCCTCACTCTGTTTACCAATGTTATTCAACATAATCTGGAAGGAATCCTTAAGCATGGAAAGCTGACCGTTGACCGTCTTGGCTCCGGCAGCAGCCATTCCATAGAATTTGCCACCCGCACTTGTTGCATCGATAAAGGCCTGTTGTACCATCTGTGAAGATATAGCACCCTTTTCCATCTCTTTCTTCAGTTCGCCAATAGATTTACCGGTCTTCTCTGCCATAATCGAAAGAGGGTTGAAACCTGCATTGATCATCTGGTTAAGGTCCTGCCCCATCAGCTTACCGGCTGCGCTCATCTGTGAGAAAGCAAGGGTCAAAGAATTAAATTTGCCCGTATTGTCCATTGAAATATCACCTAATGCCTTCAAGTATTTCATTGAATCATTGACTTTAAGACCGAATCCCATCATGGTTTGCAAAGCACCGGACATATCTTTTATTGTAAGAGGAGAAACCAAGGAATATTGCTTAATTTCATTCATCACTTCCTGGGTCTTTGCCTTGTTACCATCAAGAAGTACGCCTATGGATGTCTCTATGTTCTCAAAATCACCCCTTACACTGATAATCTGCCCGATAGCGTCCTTTATTCCCAATCCGGCAACGGTCATGGTAGACAAACGGCGGAACTGGTCTGCAATCCGGCCTACACTTGCTGATGAATCTGTCCCCATCACCTTAAATTCATCATTCAAAGACTGTACAGACAATTTTGCCCTGGCCTGCTCCGACTGCAGATCACCCAGTGCATATTTCTGTTCACTTAAAGCGGCCTTTGCTTGATTGAGCTGTGATTTGACGGAATTGGAATTATAATTCCACTTGCCCATAGACTTATATTGAGCGGATAATCTCTCAACATCATCCTTTGTCTCTCTGATTATATCTTTTTGCTTGATAATCTCACCGGACAAGGTATTGACGGTCTGTGAAGCACTGTATATCCGTGATTTTAAATCTGTTCCTATCTTGACGCCATATTTGGTAACCTCACTCTCGTTTTCACGGAGTTTGGATGTCATCTCTGATAGCTGTGAACTTAATTCCTTTGCTTTTAGTGGATTCTTGTTCACGTCAATAGCAGACATACCACTCTTAAGATCGGCAATGGACGCTTTAAGGTTGTCTATTGTCATCTTTAACTTCACAACTTCCTGCCAGTCGGCTGCTATGGTAAATTTCAAATTGGGCATATTATTATTTTTTATTGCGTTTTGCGGATAGTTCCGCACCTGATAAGTAGTGTACGACCTCACCGGTCGCCTCGTGCTGAAGGTCACGTTGCATGATGACCAGATTTCGGAACGGAATGTTGTACACTACATCCTGATATGACAGATGTAACTCGTTGATGAATGATGATACTCTGCCCAGTAATGTCGTTGCGCCTATGATTTCTCTTTTGCTGCCAGCCGGCTCACGTTCTTCATCAAACTGACAGCATGCTGAAAAACCTCTGTTGAGATTAAAGAAAATGAGGTATAGAGAGCATCCACGACCTCTTCTACTGTTCCCTTGCTTAACTCTTCTGTCAACGACTCACTGTCATCAATCATCCAGGACAGAGCCTTAGCCAACTCTTCTATATCCTTGCAGAAAGCAAACACCTCCTTAAAAGATTTACACTCATCAATATCTATTGAAGACAGACAGGATATAGCACCGGACATCTTATGTATTGTCGGTGGGTAAATGGTATATGGTTGGTTATTGATGACCACTGTCTGGAAGTCATTTCCTACGATTGCATCTGTTACTGTTTTTGCTGCTTTGTTCATCATGTAAAAAGAAAAAGGGTGAACGGTGGTCCAGCCACTCATCCACCCAAGATTCATAAGAAAAAGAAATTTTATCCCAGTAAAGCACTGTTGAAGTTATACTCCGTAAAGATACCCTCATCAGGTTTGATAGGATATCCCTTTACAGCCAATGCTGCTGCCTTGTCGGTCTCAGCGGTATTGGCTGCTATCCTGACTTTCGGATAGATAAACCAATATCCGTCCTGGGTCAGGCACAGTGCCGTTTTCTCTATTTCAGTAGCGGCGGCATCTCCCTTGTAACCGATAACTGTATCTTTGTCTGCTCCGTCACCGCCTTTGGTGACAACCTGACCGCCACGAAGGGCTGCCTTCATCTTCTCGGAGTACTCACCCATCGTAAACTGAATAGTAAGCTCACCTGGAGTAACCTCTCTACGATAAATACTGTTTGCAATATCATTACGGTAAGACTCTACAGATGCCTCACTTTCCGTAATCTGCCATGTATCCTGATGGACATTCGATACATCTTCGGCCGTTGCCGGGACAGCAGCAATAGCTGCATCAATCAAGGCTTTTGCCTTTGCTGCAGTATCTATATCCGCTGTTACTAAGCCAAGGTCTGCCAGGATGATTCTTTTGATTTTTGTTGCAATCATAATTTTACATTTAAAACTTTAAACAATATTTTTACATTAACATAATGACATTTCATATCTGCATCTTTCTCTATACCGTTTGATGCTATTTCATAGGTATATCCTGTACCGTTGAAGCGTCCGAAATGATCATCCAACACCTTCTCTGCTAACCTTTGAAGAGCTTGAAGCCTCGTAATATCCTCCTTACCATCTTTATCGGGAACAACAATATTGATATTCGCAAAAGACTTGTCCCAATAGGTTTCAGGAGTATCAGTTTTCGGAGGTCTTATGATAACTCTATCAGCTGTAATATCACCTGCAGGAACATTGCCCTCCTGGTATATATTTGCTATCCCCAACATGGTCTTGCAATCCTTATAAAGTATATCTCCTATGTCTGATGTTACTATCATTCAAATTCTTCTTTTAATTTTTTTTCTGCAAAGAGAGCTGCATTACTGATAACATCAAAACCTTTAGATTCAACATAAGAAGCATAGTCAGCTTTATTTTCGAGAGTAAGGCCGGATTCATCAACATCATAATCATTAGATTTTCTTAAATGCCCGGTATGGTCTTTGTAGTTTCCGTTCTTTACTGCGAAATCCTTAGCTTCATCACCGACATCAATCATTTCCTTCTCAACTTCCCTTGTTCCGTCTTGAAAGAATTGATCCACATCTGAAAAATCTGATTCTACACCCATATCTCGGAATATTTAAAGTAATTGGTATTCTTGGCCATATAAACTTTTCCTCTTCCTCTAATAGTTCCGTCAGCATTCAGGCACCTGATCTCATCGCCGGACTTGATTGTATTAGGCTCTGCAACAATATGAAAATTCGGACGATATACATCTCCATTCTCATTCTTGAATTCTTTGGTAGAATTATCGTCACATCTGCATTTACAGACAGTAACCCATTCCTCACTGTTATCAATGACGGGATGCCCGTAATCGTCTGTAGTTTCAGTTGCAGGAACTTTCTTTTGCAATGTGTAAGGTGAATACATCATGAGAATATAACTGTTGGTCTGTCTGATAATTCATTATCTAAGCCGTATCTCTTACATAGGATAGAGTAATACTCTTTTATGCCATCTAAATTCCATGTCATAGAGAAACCACTTTCAGAAATGGAAGTAGCACGTAATAGAAGTGATGGAATAAACTTTGCTATTCCGATATTGGCAACATTCAAAGCGTCTCCGCTAGCATCGTTTTCTGAATTGAAATCAGTGTCATTAAGCATATCAATCAAATCAGCCTCCGACACGTTAATGCCGAAGGTCTGAAATTTGCTTGTTATATACTCTCTGATTGTCATTACGCGTTGGCCAGTGACATGTCAATATTAGTAATCAGCTGAGGTGCTGAGAACTGAGGAATCCACTCTGCAGTATATTCCATATATCTACCCTCATGATCCCTGACATTAGAAATTAACATCTGTCCAGCTGTATCCACAGGTCCTGCTGACATATAAGTCCGGCCCGGTTCTGGGTCTGTCGCCTCATAAGGGGTATGATGACGCATGTAACCGATTTTGTCCTGTGGAAGAAGGGTAATTCTGTCATCTGCATAAATCTGAACATTTTTTCCAGACTTATCCTTAACATAATCTTCCTTGATTTCGATCGCAGGCAATCCTATACCCGTAAACATCTGTGAAGCCAAATCGGATGTGATAAGCCCTGTTGACATATACATCTGATTTTGACTTAACTGCATCTTGAACTGATTTCCGAACTCGCCAGAATTAACAATATCTTTAACAAATGTTTTACGGGACATAAGCATCTTAGCGTACGTTCCATAGTCTGGAGCAAGTTCTTGAAGCTTTGCCTGCAGCCAAGAGATAAACTTGTTTGAAATATCTGC